GGGATCGACAACAACGAGAGGCGCCGGCTCCCGCTCCAGCTCAAATACTTCCTCGAGTTTTGTCCGCGTGGGGAGAGGCCTGACTGTCATTCTTTTTGTGCTTTGAGTACGGCAATCTCCGCCTGAAGTTCTAAGACTTCTCGATTGAGACGATTTGTTTCGTCGACACTTTTATTATAGCTCCAATCTAGCGAGTTGTACACCGTGGGGAAGGTTTCCTCGAAGGCGGACTTGCAGACTCGGGCGAGTTCACAGTGCTCGTGTTGGGCGACTCCCTCGTCATCACGGACACCAATATAATGGATCCAACTCCGACAACTACCTGTAACGTACAGACGAGAATAAACGCCTTGCGGGAGAACAAATCGAGCGACCTCCTTAGCGATTCCTCGTTGAATGAGGTCCTGATACGAGTGGAGGGCGACTGTGTAAGCCGTCGCCATAGTGTTCCACATGGCGTCGGTGAGATCTCCCATGCCCGCTGGGACGCTGTTTTGTCGATTTTTGAGGTCTTGGACACGCGCCTCCTCGGGAACGTAGAACATGTTGAAGTGAGCCGATAGACCATCGGTGTACTCCTTCATCATCTCCTGGTTTTCGTACCGACCGGAGAATTGTTGAAAGGTGAAAGAGCGATGGCGAAGAAGTTGGACTGCGATAGCGAGCGGAGTCACCACTTCAAGCGTCATTGTCGCCTGCTCAAACACCGACCAGTGGCCGTGCTTGGCACAGTATTTCAGCAGACCTTCCACTTTGGGATTGGACTGATCTTTCGAAGTCACACGGGCGATGTAGCCCATCATCGCCTCTGGGTCCGGAGTGTGAGAGACGAGACGTGCTTTGCTCGACCCTTCAATGTACCAGGGATTATTATTTTCCATCAGTAAAGAGCGATAGCGTCGGGGCTGGGAACGACAGAGGGATAACCGGCAAAAGTGAAGGTCTCATCATTGACACCGATGTGAATGTTTTTCACGGGCCGGATATTCTCGCCCTCCTCGAAGATGTACCCGCAGGCGGAAAGAAACCTTTGAAAATACTCGCACATCTCATCGATGCTTCGCTCGGAGACGCACATGGAAACCTCAACGTCATTGGGGTCCGTGTAGGTGAAAGTGTAAGACATCAGAAGTCGAGAGCAATGAGGTCGGCATTTTCGGTTGCGTCATCAAACAACCCCGCCATTTTCTGCATCACTTTGAGTGTGCTGAGGCAGTCAGAAAGAGCATCGTGGCTTGCCATTCCACTGAGATTTGGCAGCTTTTGCCACTTTACATCGTCTTTCTTCTTCGACCATTCACCCACCCATGCGGAATACTGGTCCATGGCGCAGGAAGCACCGGCAAATTTTGGTGCGGCCTCGCCATATTTCTGGAACATATGAACCAGAAGGGAGATGTCGAAGTCGGCGTTGTAGGCGATGACGTGTTTGCCTTCGAGGTACTTGGCGATGATTTTCGCCACCTGAAGGAAGAACGGTTTGTCCTCCACCATTTCGTTTGTGATGCCGTGAATGCCCTGAACCTCGGCCGACATCGGACGATCGGGTTTCAGCATCATCGTGAGAATAGGCCGGCCAGCGGTGTTGATGGCACAGATTTGCACGATCTCAGTGTTGGGATCCTGGCGGAGGATGCCTGTGCTCTCTAGATCGATGATGACGGTGTTGGGATCAGCTAGCCTCTCCGTTGCCCACTGTTTCGCTGCCGCCTTCTTCGTCTGAAGCGATGGATTCGATGTAGTCGTTTGCAATGCGCTGCCTCCAGTCGAGTATTTTTGTGGCTGCCTCTTCGAGGCTTGTAGCGTAGCCGGACACCTTGTCGACACCATCTGGTCCATCATACAATGTCCAGAAGTAGACTGTGTTTCCTCCACGCCAAAGGTCGTAGATTTCGATCTTCATGTCCCAACTGGGAGAATAGAAAAGTCGTGCGTTCCTTTCAGTCCGCGTGACTTGCTTTTGCCGCCGAGACGGTGATAGGCGTAGACGGTTCCGGTGAACCGCACACGCTCGTTCTGCTCAAGGGAGATGCCTAAACGCTTCAAGTGCCGCGTCAAACACCAAAGGTGGGTCAGCGGCACAGATTCCCCCAAAGGCAGAGGTGTCACAATGAGATTGACAAGGAGGACGGTCTCTAAATGTTTCTTTCGTGGGTGATGACGAAACTCCTTGATTCTCCCTGTGACTTCAACGAGTTGGTCTTCGAGAGATTCCAGCTCAGTCCTGTAGTCAGGAGAGTAAATCCGTTCCTCGGCGGGCACGGATGTCTTGTGGCTCACATGGGTGTGGGTAACAATTCTACAGTAACAACATAGTTATCGAAGGTGGCGATAAACCCTTCCCGGCTGCCACTCCTCTCCCGGACTTTCTTTCGACTTCGTCGTCTCTCCTTTGGGGTTGACCCACCACCTCAGCCCCAATAGGGCGACTTTCATCTTTCTCCCTATCTCATCTTTTGTCTTTTGACTGTGGTTTTTCCCTGTCCAGTCGCAACGCACTGTTGGTTTTATCCCTCGCTCCCTCATCGTCCTTTTAGTTTTACTTTTACTTTCCTCACTCCGTTTTGTCCCGCTGCGATCATAAACGAACTTTTTTCCGTGAATATGGATGTTTGCGAAATCTGGATTTTTGTCCACCCAAAACGCCTTTTGAATCTCAATCTCAATCCGTAGCGCCTCCTCGCGAGAGTCACAAAAACATAGAATCTCTCGTTGAGTGGGTTTAAATGTTTTGTCTCTAAATGATCCCAAGTAGCCGTCCTCAAGATTGGAAGTGGAATGAGCGCCTATGTAAGCGCGCCCCCATTCCTCATAGGACATGTAAACAAAATGAAACATTAAACCGTCATGACTAAATCTAGTATAGCGACTACCCTCGGCCTAAACAAAGGCGAATTCACTAAAAAGATCGGCCGCATCATCGACAACAACCGCGCAAACTCGCGCCTCATCGGGGAGCCGCGTGAGTTTGTTTTGCGTGTGTGCAGACTTTCAGAGAGATGGGAGAAACTGGCGCAGCGTGTCGACACCCAGGTGTATCTCCGCTACGTGGACATGGCCGGTGGACGGCGAGTGAAGATGCTGTCACTTGAGGGCGGAGGCTCCAAGCAGCCGGTCCCGAAGGCGAAACTCGTCGAGGATCTCTATCCCACCAAGAAAATCGCCACGACGGCGACACTTGAGGAGAAACACTTCAACGCGGTGAAAGCGGCGATGCGACGCGCGGTGGGGCAGCAACTCAAGGACTACAAGAAGACTACAAGTTACCCGATCGAGTGTTTGGTGACGGGTCGACTTCTCAGAAAGGGTGCGAGAGTGGACATCGACCACCACGGAAAACCCTTCACCCAGATCGCCGACGAGTGGGTGCAGAACAACATGTTGACCTACGCCGAGATTGGACTTTTTGGTCCACCGACTGCGAAGCGATTCAAGGACAACAATCTGTGGGAGGACTGGATCGCGTGGCACAAGGAACACGCGCGATTCGCGGTGGTGTGTGCGAGCGCCAACAGATCAAAAGGCGCTGCGGGATACGCGACGCCAGTGGAGCTGATCGGTTCGTTCAAGCCTCAAGCTGACGATGAGATCGACCTCGAATTCTAGTTTATCTGAAGATCTATTCTCTATACTACAAAACAAAAGGGAAAATGGCCTACCAATCGATTTGGCACGCGACGGATATTGACGAAGAGATTATCGAGCTGTTTAAAAAGCAGATTAAAGCAGTGGGTCTCCCGCTCGTAGAAGGTGAAGTTGGTGGCGGCTCAAATGAGAAAGCTGTCGACCATAAGATGAGGAACTCAGATATCACGTGGGTTTCGACAAACCACTGGATCGCCCCTCTCATCTGGTACTACATTCAGAAGACGAATGATGAGAACTTCCGCTTCGACATCACCGGGATCGGTGGCTCAGCTATGCAGTATTCAGAATATAGTCCTGGACAATACTACCAATGGCATGTCGATGATAGCCCCATGCTCAAACACATGTGGGGTCCTGCAGACATTAACCAAGAGAGACCGGATTGGATCGACAAAGGGTCGACTCAGGTAACTCGCAAACTTTCATTCTCTCTGATTTTGTCAGATCCCTCTGAATACGAGGGTGGACAGTTTCAGTTTCTAGGGTACGACCATAAGATGTACCAAGCACCACAAGACAAGGGCACCCTAATAATCTTTGACTCGAAGGCGGTTCACAGAGTGAGACCCGTCAAGAAAGGAATCAGGAAGTCCCTTGTAGGGTGGGCCGTAGGACCTCGCTGGCGTTAGAGAACCGGGTTAGTGTCCAGCCCCTCTGGGTTGATCGCGAAGAGCTGATCTAGCGTGGTGCAGGCATTGATGGTTACAATTTGTGCCTCTACTTCCACATCAATAAAGGTCTGGTACGAATCGATCGTGTACCCAGGGTAGTCCTTAGTGGGGAGTGTGGTCAGGTCACCGCCAATAAGCTGAGCGATCGAATAAATCGAGCTTTGAATATTGACAGCTAACGCGCCATATTGATAGGTCTCTGTGATCAAAAGGGCCTTGGCCTCGGGCACTGTGCTGTAGTCATTTGGATCGAAGTAGGACCAGACCCAGGCGTTTTCGAACCAATACAGAACCTGTTCCACCCCGCCCAGAGGTGGGATCTCATCAGTGCAATACTGTGGGGGTAGGGCGATGGCCGGGGACGAGATGACAAGATTCCCTAATTCCGCATATTGAGTCTCTCCAACTCCGCCGGGGTTGGGATAAACGATATCCTGAGTGGCGTAGCAAAGCCGTGTGCCTATGGCAAACGCCAAAGAAAGTGTTGTGTCGTAGTAGGCGTCTCCAGCGACGGTTTCGTCTGGGACATCGACCCAATAGAAGGGCTCGCCAACCGGGAAATCATCCCCGATGTTTTCTACTTGAATAATCAGCGGGCCAAGTTCATCGGTTTGAACAATCTGCGCCGGATAGATAACTTGCCCGTAGGCAATTTGCCCGGGGGAAACTAAACCTTTTTTCATCGAAATTACCAGCTGATGTAAACAAATCCGGGGGTTCCGGTGCCACCACCGTTATGGCCGCCGTTAGAGCCGGGACCTCCGCGTCCGTAGCCAACAAGGTTTCCTGTTCCGCCGGCCCCACCGCCACCGCTTCCGCATCCGCCGGGGGAGCCACTCGGGGATCCTCCTCCTCCGCCACCGCAGCCGCCGCCTTGACCACCACCACCACCTCCGACAGAGATGCCGAGAACGCTAGAGGTTCCTCCTGTTCCACCGCTACGACCACCTGGGTTGAAGGGACCACCACCGCCGGCTCCACCACCGACTTCCACAGGGTAGGTCGATCCGGCGGTGACAGGAATCTCATAGGAATAGACCTGTCCGCCACCACCACCAGCGCCGGCGGTGTTACAACAACCGTCTCCGCCGCCACCGCCACCGCCTCCGATCATAGAAACGAAGACACGAGTGACACCTGTGGGGGCTGTCCACGATCCTGGAGAAGTGAAGCTCGCGTTTCCTGGAGGAGCCGGAGGGGGAGCGCCGTTGGAAGCCGCAATCACACGTCCATAAACATCAACGGTGATATTGGAGTTAACGTAGTCACCGGCCGTCACTGGGCTGTTGGCCAAGGCGAGACTGACTGCTCCAGTTCCGCCGCCTTGAAGACCTGCACCAGCGGTAACCGAGCTCACGCCAGAAGTGACGCTACCCCAACTAACATTGCTTCCGTCAGTCGTGAGGTACTGACCAGACTTCCCGCTTTGGTCAGGAAGGATCGAGTTCGCGGCTCCGGCTTGAGTATTGGTTCCTGTGCCGCCATTGGCGACGCTCAGGATTCCAGCCATGGTCATCGTCCCCGTTGATGTGACGGGACTGTTGTCGAAGGTGAGGCCAGTGCTTCCGCCTGAGACACCGACGGAAGTCACACCGACACTACCACCTTGGAGAGAGATTGTACCGTCCGGACTGATGTCGATACCAGTACCGGCTTTGACGGCTCCGACGACTCCAGGGCCGCCGGGGACATCCATTAGTTGAGCGCGGGAAAGAGGCACGGCTAAAACCTATAATTCTATGGATTGGGGAGAAATCGAACGTCTGCCTCTTGAATCGAAGACAGAGCAATTTGTTGGTTCACGGCACGGACGAGTACTTCGTTCAGTGTTTCGCTTTGCTTGACAGTCTCATTACGGAAGGACTCGACCGCTGCGCTGGTGCTTCGCTGTTGTTGTGAGTTTTCGATGAGAAGAATGGGGATGAGATTGACTGCGCATTGCCACTCATCTACCGGTTCTCCTGTATTCGGGTTAACTCCTCGAACTTGACAGTACCACTGGCACTTGTTTTCGATGCAGTTTTTCCGAATGAGCGGGCAGAATGTTCCTTTCTTCATTGGTTTAAGACTGAGTGTCAGTAGTTAGGCGGAGTTGGAACTGTGGGATCAAAATCAAACAGCTGAGATTTGGAAGTCGCAGCGTCGATCTCAGAGACCAGAGGGGCGGCTTCAGCGTCAGTCGCGTCTTGGTAGTCTCCGAGTGTCGGGTAGCCGTTCAGGGCCGAATCCGCAGGAAGAAGGGCTCGGACACTGGGCACATCGAAGAGTTCGACGATGCTGTAGTTACGAGCCTGGTGATTCACCAAACTCTTCACGTTCTCATCAACACGTGAGCGCAGATATGTTTTTGCGCCCGAAAGATTGAGTTCGATGGGGAAGGAGGAGGCGACCCAGGTCGACCCGTCCCACTGCCAGGTTTGGAAAGGTCCGAGTTCGCCGAGAATCACAGTGGTTGTGAAACCCGCTGGAACAGGAGGATTTGGCCACTTACGGACGATGAGCTGCTCACCCTCCATGTAGGTGTAGCCCTCATATGTGACATTGTCCGATGTCGCGTACGCGATCAACGGGCTTTCCGCGGCACTCAGCTGTGTCTGATAGGTGGCCGGATCAGTGAAAGAGCCTTGAGCGGGGAGAACTCCTGTTTCAGGGTCCGCTTTATATTCGATCACACCCTGCGACCGCAGGCCGTACCATTGAATCGCGTGAACATGAATGGGGATCCCAGTCATATCCACGTCGGTATAGACAATCCCATCGATCACAACGACCTTGTCCTCAGGGACGATCGTGTAATTCGTAAAAGCCATGAGCTAAGACTATTTTCAAAGATTTTACCCTCACCCTACTCTTCGACAAATGTCGCTGCGAAGGAGGTGCGAGGTACTGGGCAAAGACGGTTTGGTGCTGAGCCCTTGTGAGGAAGGTTGGCGTTGAAGAGGACTCCCTTGTTAGGCATGAACGGGACATAAGAATAGTCGGAGGGGCCCGTTTGCACAACGAACTCACCTCCCCACTCGGTGCTCCACCCTTTACACACGAACACGAGGAATGTCCATGAGTCGGAGTCGCCATCGACATGAAAAGTGGCTTCCTGACCGAAAAGCTGGAGATTGGTATTGACCCGTGTCAACTTCAGACGGCGCTTCAGCTCCTTCTGCGCTTTATACTTAAGAATCTCTGCTACACTAATCAAAGCTAGATTGTCTCCTACCGAATCCTTTCCCCCGGGTTTCTGAATCGCCCCCCACAGCGGATAGAACTTTGCCTCTGTCGGATTCTGGTAATGCTCATTTTTCGAGAAAATGAACGAGTTATGCATCCCGTCAAACTCATCGATCAGCTGCCAGTACGTCTTAACGGGTAAGACGCTCTCAAAGCTGATATACTGTTTGCTTTCCGTTTCCATTTGAAGTAACATGGACAAGTGTGTTTATGTGAAGGACAATCACTTCACAGATGATGAACTCAATATAGCATGGTCAGCGATGGAATCGCTCAGGACCGGAAATATACTGATGAGCGCCGATAAGAGCCCGTCAGCGACAGACGGGGACGGAAATTTTCTTAAACAGACTCTGGGGATGTCTTTTCGTGACCACCCAGAAGTGCAGGAGGGACAGATTCTGAGTCAACTGGCGAGAAAGATTTTTCAGGGAGACACCGGCCTCTACTCAGCTCTCGGACTGTGGGAGCGACAGATTCTTAGCACAAACGTGAATCAGACTGTTCTCCACTACTATGAGCATTCTGACTACTACTTACCTCACAGAGACAACTCAGCCTTCACTTGTCTGATATGGCTTTACAAAGAGCCGAGAAGATTTGCAGGCGGAGACTTTCGAGTCGATGCGTTAGAAAAAGACATCGAACTTAGGAACAATCGACTTGTCATATTCCCGTCCTGTTTCCTTCACTCTGTCACCCCGCTCTCGATGGAGCCAGATGATCTGGGGAAGGGGCTGGGGCGCTTCTGCCTGACTACCTTTCTCTACATCAACGGTTGGTAATCAGCTCTTGGAGCAAACGATCACGTTTGAGTAGCGAATATTGAAGTTAGATGAGAATGTGGCGCCAACTGGCTGAGATGTGATCGAGTGAGTGTGAGTTTGTCCACCACCCCACGCTTGACTTCCTGTTCCTGAAGCTCCGTTCGACGTGCTTCCCCCCATTTCTGCACCCGATCCACCACTTCTCTGCACTGGGTCGATCACGTGAGTGTGTGCGGCGATCTGGTCGTTGTTCAGGGTCGTGTCTCCCACAGCTCCACTGCTGAGCGTGACGGTTCCGGTGTACGCTGTCGAAGTGGTGAAGAGAGACGAGAACGGAATCGTGCCGCCGGTTCCACCTCCAACGTTCACCAAACGAATCGCCGCATCGTTATAGTCTGGGGCCGCGATTTGTGTCCACCCTGTGGGAGCGGCGGGCTGGACAAACACCGTCACAGCCCCCGGCCGAAAAGCTCCGCCGCCCGGGGCGTCGTTGGCCAAAACCCACGCTCCAGTCGTGCCGTTGTAGCGATACACCACACCCGTGTTCGGACCGATGTATTCCTGGTTCGGAGCAGGACTGGAGGGGAAATCAAGAATTGCCATTTGCTTTCTCCTTAGTTCCTGGAAGCGACGATCGCGTCGACGTACTTCAGTGAGAAGTCCGTGACGAAGTTACCATCAGCTGTTGCGCCGACAAGCGTGTGGTTGTGAGACTGTCCGCCTCCGGTAAATGAAGAGTTGATATTACCAGGACCATTACAGCAGTTACCGCCCATCATACGGCCACTTCCATTACCAGCCACGATTGACGGGAAGAAGTGACTGTGGGCGGCCATCGTTTGTTCCGACAGGGTGAAGTCACCTGTCTGACCAGACGTCAGTGTGAGTGTACCGTTATATGCGGAGGATGTGGTGAAAAAAGTGGAGAAGGGGATGCTACCACCCGTAGTAGCGCCTCCGGATCCAGTGATTAGTTTGATCATGGAGTCGCTGAAGCCGGCAGTGGTAACCTGAGTCCAGCCTGTTGGAGCAGCCGGCTGCAGGAAAATCATCGTCGAGCCGGAAGGAAGGCTTGACGGGGCATAGTAAATAACCCATGCTCCGGGCGGGTTCTTGAATTCGTATGTGAAACCATTGGGCGCGGTGAAGCGATCTCCAGGATTGGGATTGGGAGGAAAGTTAATGATGGCCATTATGATTTCCTCACTGCAATGGTGTTGACGTATTTCAGAGCAAAGTCAGTAACGAAATTGCCAGTGGCTCCCACACCAACGAGGGAGTGAGAGTGTGCTCCATTGAGACCGGCGGGATTAGACTGTCTCGCCCCTCTACCATTCTCAATACTTCCCCCCATTCCGGTACCGCTACCACCACAAGTGTTGATGTTCGTCACCAAATGTTGGTGACTGGGGAGTTGGTTTTCTGAGAGAGTTGTTCCACCCACCTGTCCACTTGTGATGGTGATGGCACCAGTGTATGTGGATGTGGGGGAGAAAAGTGTTATGAAAGTCTTGGTACCGCCGGAACCACCACCGGCGCCGGTCACCAGGCGGATACTTGCGTCATTATATTTCGTGTCCGACACTTGCACCCACCCGACAGGAGCGGAGGGTTGAGTAGCCACTGAAATCGCTCCGGCAGGAATCTCAGACGGACCCGCTGGACCAAGCTGAATCAGCCACGCCCCGACCGCTGTGCTGTAAACATAGATGGCAGCCGTGTCAGGTGATGTGTATGTCTGCCCGTTTAATGGGGATGGTGGAAATACGAGCGCCATGGTATCGTCAACCCAGACCGGCTACTTGAACCCACTGACTCGCAGTTCCGCTGTTGTAGTAGATGAAGAGCGCACCCAAAGTGTTGTCCCAATACAGGGAGCCAACAACAGCATCAGAGGGGAGAGTTCCCACTGTTGGGGTGTTGGTCCGAGTTGTGATCGAAACCTTAGCGATCTGATTGTTATTGACGAGACCGAAACCAACATCCAGGCCTGGGGCCGCGGAAATCGTTCCATCCGGGGAAATAGTGATATTTGACCCGGCTTTGACAGAACCGGTAATTCCGGGACCGCCAGGCACCTCCATCAATTGGGCTTTATTGAGGGCCATACTACGCTCAATACAATATCCATTTGTAGTGTTTTACCCTACTCAGCCGAAGTACACGCCGTAGAACTGGGTGTTTGCCGGAGGAGCGGAAGAGAAGGTGATATTTTGGCCGTTGATAACGTACGCGTCGCTGGGGCCGGGCTTCTGGATGATGCCGCCCAGACAGATGAGTACCTGAGAGTTGTTTGCGGGCACGATTGGAGTTCCACCGATTGTCAGCTGGAAAACAGCGGTCGAGCCGTCGAATGACAAATCATCGATTTTCCTGACAGGGTAGTCCCAAGAGGCTGATGTGCCATTGCTGGATAGGACCGTTCCGGGTGAACCCAGTGAGTTGAGGCCTGTACCGCCACTCGCGACGTTGAGAGTGCCGTTAACTGTGATGGTCCCAGATGTCTCAATGGGACCGCCTACGAAGTTAAGTCCAGTGTTACCTCCAGAAACGTTGACCGAGGTGACAGTGCCTACACCTGCCGCGAGACTGATTGTTCCGTCGCTGGCAATGTCAATTCCGCTACCTGCTTTGACGCCGCCTAAGGAGGTTTTTGAGGCGATGCTCAGTCCCACTCCACCCGCTTGAGAGAGAATCAGGCCATTATTCGGAGCAATGAACACACCACCAATGTCAGTGGGCGTGGCGGGATTGAGTGTCAGTTGAAGAGAGTTGCCGAAATTAGCATTGACAGGCGACACGGCAATCGTGATCCCGTCATTTCCGCTTACGGCTTGGGTGAGTGTCTCCTGAACCTGAGCCTCAATCTGCCCGAGAGCGCCTTGAACATCGACAGCGCTGAGTCCCTGAATGGGGGAGACTGCGACAAGAGCAGCTGTGGTTGTCCGATTGTCAAAATCGATAGCAATCCAAGTGGCCGGGTAAGGAGACTCGTTCTCTACAATGAACCAGTCTCCAGGCTGCACTCCCCCAGAAGGAAGCGCCGCGCCCGGAGGTCCAAAGCCACCGCCAACGGTGACGATCATGTAGTAATTATCTCGTACTTTCGAGGCTTCAGGGGCGTTGACTCCAACGACAAACCCGTTCGACGCGCCGGCTGGAGTGACACTCGCCACTCTTCCGGTGTTGGCGTTGTAGGTGGCGGCGAGGATGTTGGCCCCGGAGATCGCGTTGATGCGCGAGTTGAGCGCTGTACCAGCGGCCTGCGTGATCGCCAGCGTCTCAGAACTACCAGAGAGATCGCTTGTCAGCTGAACGATTCCCTTTTGGCCCACAGTGGCGTAGTCGAGGCCCAGTTTGAGTCTCGTTCCGTCATTCGCCTGCGGGTCGGGAGACGTCACGGTCACCTGCAGACCGTCAGTCAATGGATCGACGAACTCAAGCCGATCCTGCACTTGGAGCTCAATGGCTTCTAGAGCTGTTTGAACGTTAGTTGCGAACTCGATACCCGGAATCGCTTTGACAGTGACGTTCTCCGCAGAGGCGCCCAGATTTTCAAAGTCGATGAGTATCCAAGTGGGCAGCGTGTTTTCGTCCGCCTGGACAAGCCACCAGTCGCCGGCTCCCGACGGCTGCACCCCATCTGGGCCGAAGTTTCCTCCAACGGTGACGATGAAGTAATAGTTGTCAATGTCACGGGTGGCAGGCGGAAGAGGCTGATCGACTTTGAAGCCTTTCCCGACGCCCGCCGGTGTGACATAGTTGATCAGGCCAGTCTTAGCGTTGTAAGTACCGGCAAGAATGTTGGCTCCAGAAAGGGCAGAAATTTGTGCGGCGAGAGAATTGGCTCCCGCTTGGCTGAAAGCAATATCGGGGCTTGCGTCCGTGTAATTTGCGGAGAGACTGACAGACAGCCGACCAGTCCCTGTGTTGTAGTCGAAACCGCGGTTTGGAATCACACCGCCGAGTGTTGTACTGCCGGCGGGAACGAGCTCGATGGTCCCCTCTGTGGTGATGGGACCTCCGGAGAGGCCCACTCCCGTGTCAATCAGTGTGACAGACCCGCTTCCGCCCCCCTGCAGGAGATCTGACCCACCACCACCGATCTCGACCCACTGGTCTCCGTTGGTGTCACGGTAATAGATGTAGAAATATCCACGTTCGCTATCCCACCACAGCTGGCCTTGATACGGGTTTGATGGAGGATTGACACTGACGGTGGCACCGCCTACGCCGCCAGTTCTTAAAAGCTGTGAAAGCTGTGTGATCGCCCCTTGAACGTTGTTAGCGGTCAGAGGGGGAATCGTGAAGCAGGAAATGTCAGAAGCGGTCAGATTTCCTTTCGCTTTGACTTCAGACCATTTGACCGACTCTGAGATAACCCAGTTGCCCGCCTCGATGTATTTGTCGGGTGCGTTAAAGTCGCCCGCGGCGTACGGGTTTCCGGACTCGACGACGATGAAAAAGTCTCCGCCATTCCCCGTTGCAGGAGTAGGCAATTCTTGACCGACTATGTAGCCAAGACGTTGACCAGTGATGCTGACAAAGTTGATGTCTCCTTCTGCGGCATTGTAGTAGCCGCACCAGATCATCGCGTTCGTCTGCAGTTGGGTGCTTTGATTCTGAAGGTCATTCAGAGCAGCGACAACATTCGCGTGACTTGGAACCGTACAGTTGTTGAGATTACCGATCTGATCCTGCAAAAACTTGCCAGCCCTGGCAGTGAGCGCCTGGGAAATGCTGATATTGTCTGTGCTATCGCTTAACTGAACAATGCCTGACGCTGTGGTGCTGGCTGGGCGGATTGGGATGTTCGTGGCATTAGTAATGTTCCCCGCGACATCAACCGTGAATTGGCCGATTGTGGCATTGTCACCATAAGTGGCGGGAACAACCCCTGTCGCAACACCCACGATGCGCCAAATACCTGAGGCCACGTCCCACTTGTACTGAGTCACCCCCGAGGGACACGGATTCGGGTAGAGTTGCCCGTCGATGGGATTGTCAGGGAAGTTTAGCTGAGCCATCAGTTATCAGAACGGAGTCAGGTCGATTTGAACGCGACCCCAAGTATTCGGGGCGTAGCAGAAGTAGAGGTATCCAGAGTTGTCCCAAGCGAGCTCACCCACACTGCCGGTGGAAGCGGAGCTCGGCGGCGTGAAGCTGGTCGCGAGAACCAAGTTTCCGCCACTGATGGTCATCGCATTTGACCCAGATGACCCACCGGAGGTGACGGTGATCGGGCCTGTGAAAGCCGGCGAGTCAAGAGGGGCGTAGGTGGTGGCAGCGGTGGCAGATGTGAGCAGACCGAGCTGAGCTGACGTTCTCCAAGCCGGGAGGCCGGAGTTGACGGCGAGGATCGTACCGGCGGCGCCGATTCCCAAACGGGCAGGAGTGTTGGCTGCAGAAGCGTAGACAACGTCTCCAGTCGTGGAGAGAAGACTGTTGGCAATGTAGCCAGAAATGGTTTGACCGGCGGCGAATGTGATGGCGCCTGTCATTGTGCCACCCGCTTTTGGCAAAGCAGCGTTAGCGGTCGCC